CTGGAGACGCCTGATAAGGCCCTGTTCCGCCTGTTGAGATGCTTGATCCATCTCACCCTTCATCTTAAGTTGTTGTTGTTGATAAGCCCTATTGGCAGCTTCTTGATTAAGGGTACGTTGTTGTTGGTAGGCCCGTTCAGAAGCCCTAGCAGCTTGACTTTGAGCTTGATAACCAGCAATGGATTGAACGGCACCCATCAGGCCCGTCGCAATACCAACTACGGCAGCGGGAAAACACATGGTTGTAATTTAGCAAATTCAACATAAGTAAGATTGGTTTGAGTGGTAACATACATAAGCTTTTTAAATCCAAGCATATGAAGCAGCTTCATGTGAAGACGATTCCTTGGATCAGCAATGTTATGTAACATCTCATAGGAGGTTTGTTGTTCGACCCATTTCTTAGCCTCCTTAAAAAATAGCTTTGGGTACGGACGGACATACGGTGTGGTAAGCATCCATATGGCTCCGCAATGGGCATCGGTTCTGGATACCCCCGCTACCCCGCAGATCTCTCCGAGTGGGTTCCGAAAGGTTACCGGATTATCTGAAAGGTCAAGAGAAAGGCAGAGGGTGGCCTCCATAATGGTATGGCCAAGACCCTCTAGTTCCCTTCGATCATCTTCTTGTAGGTGTTGAGCCACCCAGATTGCGTCTGAGCGGCTCGCCGGGTGGATTAACGACATAACGTGTCCCCTTTCTAGAGGGATTGGATTCCTTTGTTATTGTAGCTTCCTTCCCAATCAATGGAAGTAAAGGCTGTTTGGAATGGACTGTCAGCAATCAATTCAAATTCAAATTGATCACCCTTTGCCATTACTGGAACCGTGCTCTGAGCATTACGGATAATAGGAATGTTATTAGCCCGATAATAGTCAGAGTTGATCTGTGGAAGTTGAAGAGAGAAATCATCCCTTCCTTCTGATCTGATCACTGCTCGATAAGGACCAGAGTTATAGCTGTTGATCTTAAGACGGTGAACCCTAGGAATGTTTAGAGTATCCTTAAGACCACGGCTCTCATCCTTAACAAAGTAGAAGGCAGGCAGCTGTGCTACTGCTTCATACTTATACCCAACAGCAAACTTGGATGCCGTATTGATACAGGAGAATACAAACCTTGTAAAGACGATTTCCGTTGTGGCTACGGTTGTAATGGTAAAGGTAGTGTTTGTCAGAACCGTTACCACATAGTTACCAGGCGCCACACCCGTCAACACCGTAATGGTATTACCAGTGGTTAACTTATGCGGAAACTGACAAGTAACAGTGGCGGTGGTAGACCCTGCGGTACGATCAACCGTACAAGCTCCACCTGCTGCTGTTTCATTCCCTTCTTTGGTTAGGAAGTACCGTTGCCCAACGGGTTTGGTACCGTCATATTGAAGGGTTTGTTCTTCAAAGTACCCAGCAATGTCAGGGTTAAGAGAAACCAATACTGCCTGTAAATTTAGATCCTCAAATCCATCCTTAAAACAAATGCTGGTTACATCAGTAGCCAAATCATAAGTAATAACTGGATTATAATCAAAGAGATCCAAACGAACGTCAAGGTATTGACCCTCAAACAACAACGACTCGGCAGGGGTATCAGTCAGCAACGATACCTTACTCAACACACAATTGTTGCCGTGTTTGGTAACGACATACATGATGTCCTGGTCAAAGTCAACAAACTCAACCGTACCAGGAAGTTTCCACCTGAACCAACCAGAGATCCGGTTATCGCCATTCTGGAAATACCTAAATAGGTACATGTTGCTGGTTTCTTGCTTTGTCAGCAACGCCACCGTCCCTACTGCTTGTGACCCTTTCATGTCATAAACAGCTGCTGGAATGTAGGTAGGAACAATCCTGGTCAATTCAATGGCATCAGGTTTCCCTCCAACATTATCCTTGATATTCATCTCAAAGATTGACGATGCCTTATCTCCCTCCTCAAGGAACAAGTAACTAGACCCGATGTCGATTGGAGACACACGGTCTGATTGACTAAAGGAGGAGATCAGGTTAACCTCAGCGGTTCGTGGTGAAAATGATTCGGTTGTTGTTTCCAGAATGTACTGGGCATTATCACCGAACAACAGCAACCCACGAGGCGCTGGAATGGCATACTTGAGTTGAACAGGCTTGAGACTACTGGCACTAATGTCAATAGGGTCGCTATCGACAATGGTGATAACAGTACTAGCAAAGAAGTTAAAGTAGTCCCCTGCTTGTGAGCAGATGACATTCTGACGGCTGGTAAGCACCAACCTATTCTTATAAAAGGAAATGGCATCAACCGTATTGCCCACAAACGAAGGCATTGGGTTGGTTTCCGCATCTCCAACTTCCCGTAGCTTCCAATACTTAAGCCTGGATTCATCACCAGGCAGGGCGGCTGCGTTAACGGTAACGATGTTAAAGGTGTCACCAGCAGCATTATAAACAAGGTTGGAGGCATTATACCCCTGACCTGCTTGGTAGATGCTGACGGAGGTGATCACGCCGCGAGTAACCGTATTGGCGGTAATGCCTGCCCTAGTTTCATTATTGATATTAGCAAACGCACCATTCTGTAGATAGGTGGTATTACCAATAACCAATGGTTGAATATTAGGTGCTTTTGTTGTTACACCAATTTGCTGCCCATTAAAGAACCAGATCCAGTTGTAGGTATTGATCTTTGTAAAGCCCCTACCACTAGCAACCCTGATTGTTGAAATTAAAACTTGTTTAATAAAGCTAGAAGAACTAGCAGAAGAACTTACCGAAGAGGATACGGTCTGAACCGCATTCACAATAAGACGTAGGTTCTTACCCGTTCCTCCACTAACCGCAAAGTTTTCTCCAACAACGTGTCCACCCGTTACTGCTGTGTTGATTGACACCGACGTGGGAATACCAGTCACCGTTGTCAAACCAGCGCTAGCCAATGCCGACGCCTGATCCAGTTGGCGATAGGTAAAGGTACCATTAGCCTCCCTGATGATCACATGAGGCATCGTTTCCGCGTTAATGGTTGTCGGAGTACTAGGAGCAATGGTTTCTTCCCATACCCCAGCGCCAGACGCACTACCATCACTGGTCTTAAAAATCACCCAATAATCATCAGCACCAGACTCAACAGAACCAGCAACCTTAATCTTTAGGTTATTGAAGAACTGACGGGGAAGCTGCGATACGGATACCACAGACCCCTTAAACGCCTCAATGGAGGTGCCAGCATTGCCACCCTTTGCTTCAATGTTAAAGTCAGCGTTATTGACACGCCTCACGTAGATGGTATTACCAACTGCCGCAGATGTGTAATTTGCATTACCATTAATCAGGGTAACAAGGTTATTGAGAATATCCTGAACGTTTAGCTGGGTCGAACCGGTGGAGTGAGGAGTGACATATGAAAAGACACTACCATCAAGCCTCACCGTATATGTCGAGCTATATCCAACGGTATTAACAGAAACAAATCCATAAGGTGTCTCTGCCGCACTGGTGGTTGCTGCTGCCGCTACGGTTTTGGTTTTATTTAGAACAAAGATATAATCATTAACTTGAAGTGTTTGAAGGTCTGCCGACTGTTTATGGACAGCATAGGAGGTTGCCTCGGCAGCTACCGCATTAACAGTCTGCTGGAGTCCATCATTAGCACTCCAAATCTTTAATGCTCCATCCTTACCAAATTGAACAATATACCGTTCCTGATCATCTCGGAAGATGGTAAACCATGTACCATCAGCAACAGCATTGGCGAGCTTACTAATTCCCCGAAGACCTGGCCTCTTTGTCAATCCAGTTGCTACGTCTGGATAATAGTTATCACAAACACGTAGTTGATTACCAACCTTAATGGTATCAGGTTGTTGTGACACACCACCAATAAGGCTAAAAATTTTCTGAGAAATAGCTGCCATTATCGTGCGATGGTACGGAACGGAGTATAAGAAATGTAGAAATTCTGACCAGTTTCGACACCAAAGATGTTCACCTCAGACGTTCCCGTATCATAAGCAATACAGTTGGCCCTCAAGATCGTCTCATCCTGGGCATTGAATTTAAACATATCCTGTGATCCAACAACACTTCCCGCAAACACACGAGCAGCACGTTGGGTGATGTAATCCTTAAAGACCTGAGGAAGATCCTCAAAGTCAACCAGCCACACCACATCACACAACACAGGACTGGTTCCTGAGAAGTCAAAGGTATGGTTGATTTTATCGTAGAGTTTGCCGCTTCTCAATACGGTCTGGTATTGTTGAACATTAGAGTTCTTATTGTCGGAGATCTGTAGCACGTTATCGGGAACTACAATATCACCGTTAGCCTCTGGGGTAAATGGGTAATTGATTTCAGTATTGAAATGCCATCCTTCCCCTTGAACTTCACGGTTGACATTCTCAAGAATACTCAATGCCGTAGCAATCTCTGGGTTAGCGATGTCGAGCGACACCACAGGTGCCTGCCCGATGCCAGTCAACATCTGGTTGATAGCTTGAAGTTGGGTTGTCATAGTTCGGGACAGGTAATTAAAGAAAAGGGGCCAACCTTTAACAGTCAGCCCCAGTATTAAACGGAGGTTTTACCCTCACACATTCCTAAAGGCCCCGGCAACGCCGACGCGCACAGCACCGCAACCATAGGCCAAACGGCCCACAATCACATCGCCTTGATAGATAACGCGCGTATCCGCGCCAGTGGTCTGAACGCTAGGACCAATGGCCTCAACAACGCCAGCAGCGTCACGGTGGAAGATCAGGCCGCAGCTGTTGGTGAAGTCAGTAGCCACACCATAGCTGTTGTTCTCACCGGTCACGGCAGCAGCATCAATAGCAGCGCCAGAAGCCGAACCATACTTCCCAAGGAAGGGGATGTTGTTGGACTTCTTGATGGAGATACCAGCGATCTCATAGAGACCATCACCAGAGTTCATGCTACCACCGGCAGCACCATACTCACGGTTGAGGATGTTGGTATCGACCTGAGAGATCAGGGCATAGTATTGACGGGGGCTCAGCACGGCCACACGGCCATCCTTAGGAGCAGCCACTTCGTCAAGACGGGCAGCAGCTTCAAAGAAGCCATCAACCAGGGCCTGAGCATCATACTCTTTGTTGGCACCGAGGTTGATTTGGAAACCACCAGGCTCACCAGTCACAGCAGCCGAAGCAGCCGAGGCACGATCCAGAACGCGGAAGATACGGCGATCATAGAACTCAGCCAGGCTCTGGCCGATTTGACGGGCGATGGGACCACGAATGTCATACTGACTCATGATCTCGTCAAGGTTATCCACAAAGGCGGATGCCACCAGCAGGTCATCCAGCGCGATGGTGGTTTCGGCTGCCGGAGGGTTGCCAGAACCGAGGATAGGCACACCAGGGGTGCGGTAACCAGCCGAAATACGACCGGTATGAATGAATTGAGCTTGCTTGCCACCGCGCAGGGTCCGGTTCATCACCAGATCTTTTGCGATAGTAGAGTTACGGAAGGCCTCGTAGACTTCGCCCGTAAAGAGCTTCAGGAAGAGGTTAGTACGTTGGGCGTAAGAGGGGGATTGACCACCCGTCTTATTAGTTTCGCCAAGATAAGTTACAGTTGCAGTCATTAGGATAATGAATAAAAAGGATTTATAACGATTACAAGTACTTGTAGGTAGGATCTAAACGACCCTGTATTTGAAGATAAGGCAATACATGTGTCGTATTGGGTGTCCACCGCAGCGGGCCAATACTCCAACCGGTTGGGTTTTTAATGTGGTCCCTCCACAATAGAAAAGGGGGTCCTACTCCGAGGTGCCCCCAATCCAAAAGTTAATTAAGGCGAGTAATGGTTACTCTACCAACTCCAGAGCCGGTTAGACCGATCTTGTCAGCCGCACCTTTACTTAGATCAAGACTCCTACCATGAGCGTAGGGACCCCGATCATTGACCCGAACAACGGCACACCTATCGAAACAAACCTTGAGGCGTGTTCCAAAGGGTAGTGTCTTGTGCGCTGCCGTAAGGCCGTTTTGATTGTATCGTTCGCCATTGGCAGTTAGGTTTCCGTGGAAGCCCGGACCATACCAAGAGCTGATAACAGACAGAGTAGTTAGAAGAGGTAGCATGAGTTAATTGCAAAGAACTTTTATATTGCTTACGGCGCATCTTTTAGTCGACTAAAAAAGGTGGCCAGTCATCACGACGGTCACCAGCTTAGTACTAGGCGAGTTTGCCTTTGCTTTTCCCTTTGGTTGCCTTTTTGGCAAGGGGAAGTTGAGGACCACTGCGCTTGAGGAACATTTCCTTTTCGTAAGGGTTATCTGTTCCTTTGCCCTTGTTATAAAGCTTTTGTTGCTTTTGGGCATCTTTGTGTTTCTTTGGATCAATCGGCATGGATTGAGCCAACTTGGGTTTACGTGTTGCCATTAGTGGGAACCTATTTAGAGCAAGTCGCCAGAAGCGGCTAGTTTTTGTTCGACATCAAACCGATAAGCAGGGTCCGTACGATACCGCCTGTCACTGATAGCAGCTGCTAGTTCAGCATTAGAACGGAATCCTTTGACCGTACTCTTCGGTGCCTTGCCCGACACTTGTTGACCTTCAAACCCAACGGAATCCTTATAACGTTGATTGAGGGCTTGAACAGCAAAGAAGATAGCATCCTTATTGCCGCTGTTAACAACATTATCATAAGCAGCAACTTCCTCAGGCTTGAGGTTATCAGCTGCCCATGCTAGGGTGTCATTATAAGCATCCTGTCCCCCGACAGAAGCAACAATATCCTTAGCAGCATCCTCAGAAAGGGGCTGTGACTGGACGGTTGGATTACTTTTTTGTAGTTCAAGATAAGCTTCGATGAGTTCTTCCGAAGGCATCCCCTTAAGCTTCTCGATTGTTTCAGGCTTAAGTTGATTATCATTAGAGTAATACTCTTCTGATGCCTCCTTGAGGAAGCTGACACGTTTAGCTACCGGGGACTCAGATTCATCCGGGGTAGTGTCTTCGGATTCATCACTCTCGGTTTCATCGGTCGAAGAGGACTCATCGGTTTCTTTCTGACCTAGTTTCTTTTGAAGTTCTAGGTATGCCTTTTCAAGGTCTTCTGCTGATTTAAATTTACCAGCATACTGAGAATGTTCTTCTGCTTCAAGTTGACTGCGGCGATACTTTTCTTCGACCTCAGCTTCTTGTTTTTCGATTAGCTGGTTGCCTTGCTCAATGAGCCGTAGCTCTTCGGTTTCACGGGCAGACGTAACATCTGGATCCGTAGCATCAAAAACAATTTCAGACATGGTTTAGTGGATAACAATAGAGACGCGGCCAACACCAGGAGAGGTGACTTTTACATCACCATACTTAAATTGCTCCTTTGGGGTGATCTTTACCGGGGCTTCCTCCACATCACTGGGAAGGTTGTCCTGGTTGCTGGGTTTGTTGACCGGTTGCTTGCGAGGCGGAATTGACGACATTTTGAAGTGCTTCGATAGAATCAGGGTTTTTGGTTGGATCCATCATAGGAGCCTTAGCAAGTTGACCTGCTTGACCAACAAGACTGGTGGACATGTTCATTTGCATGGCCTTCTGTTGTTCTTGTTGACGCATCTCAGCAGTCTTGACTAGCTTGAGGGTGTCGATACCTTGAGCAGCAGCAAGACGCTTAACAGCTTCCTCTGGATCAATGTACTGGGCCATTGCCTCAGGACCAAGGGCTTGCGAGATTGTCTGAAGGAACATCATGAGAGATTCACGATCTTGCCCTCGGCCAATACCCTCAAGACCCGCAACAATGGTTGGGGACACAATACCCTTAGGCAGTTGTGGTAGATCTTTGGAACGTTGAAGGGTAAAGAGTTTCCGTTGGAGGTACGGGCGAACCAGCTCTACGGTAAGGTTACCATAGATTCCCCCAAGCTGCTCATTAAGTTCCTGTTGGGTAGCACGGATCTCTTCTGCGGTGGTACGTTCGCTTTGACGTACGGACAGGATCAGAAATGCTTCCGACAGTCGCTGGGTGAGGGACTGGATCATCTGATAGGCAGAGGAGAAGTCAGCCTGCTTGCTCACCTGAACAGCAGTCACGTCCTCCGCACGTCCCTGAATGATGGCTCCATTGCCTGCTTTAGCAAGCGTAGAGGGCTTGACAGTAGCGGCGGGACTCACTAGGAACACTACCTTGGCAGCGGCAGCAGAGCCCTCCACCATGGCTTGCATCAGCCCCTCAAGGGACCTCAGATCACCTAGGTACTCTTCAATACGTCCCCGGCCATAGTCTTCCCCATCCACCACATTAAAGCGGAGAGGAAGCCAAGGCGTTGTATTCTTAGGGGCTTTACCAAAGGAGTCAGGAAGAACTTTCCCTTCGGCTTCTTGACGCCAACGCCACTGCCCATCCTTGAGCTTAGCCCAAGTATAAACAGCAACTTCATTCTCGCCAACGGTAACATCAACACTAGGGGCGCTAGTATTATCAGCTACATCATTGACATTCCTGATTGCTTCTGTTTGAAACTCAGCAGGAAGGAATTGACGGTCAATTGATTCAACAGTAACGACCTCGGTGGGATTACCCTCTCCATCACGGACGACCACGAAACGGTCAAGAGGATAAAGTTTAACACCACTTGAACCCATGTATACCAGAGCATTTCCGGTTACAATCAAGTGCTTCATTGCCTGGTGAAGGATAACTCGATCCTGTGATTCGGCAATGTTTTGCATGACCACCCGTTCCATCTTGGAAAGGGAAATGTCAATCTCTGATTTAACAGCAGCACTTAATTCGGGGTCCAAGCTAAGCTTACCATCATTAATCTGAAGCTTGAAGAAAGTTGCATTCACAGGGAACAAACTTAGCATCAGCTTAGATGCCATGACGTTAACGCCTTTAGCGCCCATGGATTGCCAAGGAGTGGGCAGCTTCTGTCCATTAACAACCCCCGTAGGAGTCAGGAGATAAGGAACAGAAAGGGCCGCACAATCCCTGGCAGTATCGAGAAAGATCGTTCTGTCGCTTGCCAACTTTGCGTAACGACTTGCGGCAGATTGATTTTCCATTTGTTATTTACCAATACTAAGATTAGTGAGAGAAGGAGTTGGAGCAGTAGCAGCTCCGGCCCCACCAAGGGGGATGTTCAAACTAGAAGGACCCTGGCTTGCCTTACGCATTGCCCCGCGCTTCGACATTGCTGTCTTAACAGTTTGAGGTTGGGAATCAGCAGTCACATTAACAGGAGCCGGAGGCGGAGGCGGAGTGGGTTCCGGCATCTTCGGCATTTTAGGAGAAAGACACATGAGTCTAAAGCTTTCGTTTTGATTTAAGGAATCGAATCACTTCAATCACTCCAGCCATACGTCCAGCTTCCCACGGTTTCATTTCGTGGTCTGGATAGTTATCTGGATACATGCGATCTAGTTCTTCAATAAGAGTGTTAAGATCAATCCTCCCACCAATCACACTGGTAAGAGGAATGGTTTCGGTGTCAAAGTAGGCGTCAGCCATATTGTGGAAGGTCGTTGTTTGATGCCTCAAAGAACGCAGGCATACGTGCTCGTTGGGTATCCTTTAGGCCGGGGGCTTTACCTTTTTCGTAGAGGGAATCAGATTGAGCCAACCAAAAATCCTTATCAAGATACCTATTTTTAGATTTACCAAGCCCATCAACTACCCATCCGACAGAAGCACGGCGTAATCGGTTAAGGCTTTGCGTTGATTTAAGTCCAAGCTCCGAGCAGACCATCGAGTGGATGGCAACGTGACACTGCTCATCGCGGCTGATGTCGGCTGCGGTGGTGCGGATTCCGATGTCTCCATTGAATCGGAAGAACGGGAGGATGACGAAGAAGACACTGCGTTCAAGGATAGCGGCTTTTAGGAGGGGATGTTCAGGGGCATCCAGCCACGCCTTAAGAATGTGCTTAGCTTCTGATTCAAACTTTTCATTTGAACCATGAGCAGCCACTACATAGTTAAGGGCTTGATCATGCCTCTCTTCATCCATTTGATTAGACATTAGAGCTTCCCTAACACCAGGAGTATTAGGTAGTTCTTTATCGAGTCCCTGTTGTAGGAACTCTCTTACCGGCAGTTCAAGATGACGAAGGCCAAGGGCGCGGTAAAGCGCATCCTCAGCCCCATCAACGAGTTTCCCCTTTTGAACAGCAACCGGAGTCCACTTTCTTTTTCTTGAAATTACTTGATCGTAGGGGGAAAGAGTTGCGTTCATTATTCTCCGCAGGGAATACAAATGTTATCGTCGGTTGGTGTGGAAACTGGACAGCCGCAATCTTCCTCCTCAAAGGAGAATAGATCCTTAAAGTCATCATCAAGCGCAGCAAGGGCATCATCCTTTGCTTGAGTATCGGGCATGACCTGAAGAGCGTAGTAAAGGGAGGTTTGAGAGGATGCCATCCATTCCCTTAGAAATTCACGATCATACGTGACCACATCGGACCAGCTATTAAAGGAGTATCCATGAAATAGCATTGTGGATCGGAACAGGGTAACCACCCCATCAACTACCTTACGGTAATCATGCCACCCTACTTCCGACGCGATTTCGACATCCGGCGGGTAGTCATATGACTGAACTCCAAATGTGCCAGAGTCACGGTCAACGTGGCGGCTAATAGGAGGAGCCAACTCAGGAGTGGTAGTGTAGCCCCGAAGATCAATGTTGTTGTAACTACAAGAAGCGGTAGGAGCAATGGCAAAGGCCCTAGACATGCCCGCTTGACGTGCAATTTGAGCAGCGATTTCGATCGACTTGGCAAGCTCCGAGACAAGGATGTATGCCGGTGTATGTGTGGGTTGATGCGAGAGATAAGCATCTAGGGCTTCTCCAAATTCTTTGTAGGTTACTTTGTTTTGACAAAGGAAATTAGCCAACCCAAGTACACCTAAGCCAACCTGCTTATCCACCTCAGGGGAAAGGTACTCTCCTGTTTCTCCAACACCAGTACGGGCGTGGAGATTAACAAGAGAAGTCATCCCTTCTACAAAGGCAGGGGTGAGGTCTTCAAACTTACAAGCACCCAAATTGACGTGCTGAAGAAGACAAGTGCCACGGCTAGGAAGATAAACTTCAAGGCAGACATTTCCATAAATACGATTACCTTCTGCGTCATAGCGGATCTTGTTGAGCCAAATGTCACCCTTCTTAATCCCATCAAGGGTTGCGTCAATTAACTCAGGGGAAGCACTGGTAAGGAAACCAGGATCCACATTAAGACAACGCTTTACCCAAGACAAGTCAGAACGACTGGCTTTGATAAACTCAATAGCATCAGGGTGGGTGTAGTCAAGGTGGCACACAACAGCACCATTCTTGTAAACACCACCACGCCTCAGGGTTTCGTTGAGGGTTGAGTAGATGCGGGCAAACGACACAGGGCCAGACGCCATGAGTCCTCGTCCATTTTCGCTGCCTCGTGGGCGTAGCTTAGATAGGTGGACAGCAACTCCAGCTCCGTTGCGGAGAGCGTGCGAGACAAAGCGCCAGGAGGCTTCGATTCCTTCTGGTCCTTCCATGCTGTCCTCAACAACGAAGACGGTGCAAGAGACTGGGAGGCGGGACTCTGGATTGTCGATCCAATTCTGAACACGTCCGGTACGGGCAATGGTGTTGGGGGTGTCTCCAAGGTCAGCGAAGGCAGTCATACGAGGTCGTCAAGAGATGGTGGTTGGTAGTTGGGCCCCTTGAGTATCTTACCATCTTCGCGGCGGAGGGGCTTCCCGTCTACGAACTTGCTCATGTTGGACTCAAACACCCGCTTGAGGGCAATGTCTAGGTTCCAGTTACGAGCAACGGCATATTGGTAACAAACAAAAACAAGATCAGCAAGTTCCTTTAAGGTGTCTGTTTTATCATTGTCCTCTACCCCTTCCAAGAGGTGAGCATCAATGAATTCATTAAACTCTTCCCTAATGAGTCGGAGTTGCATGTCTTGAACCAGTTCATCATCTGGATCAATGGATTGTTCAGCGGCAAGTCGGAAGACAAACGCCTGTTCAATCAGGTGTTCAGGTGTTTCCATTGGTGGTTAGTGCTTTAATTTTGCGGTCAACGTAGGCTTTGACTTTGAGCCAATCGTCGATCTCAGACTCCTGATCTTTGTGGCCAGCACGGCAGATATACTTAATGACATTGCCAGCCAGAAAATCCAGCTGCTGATCCACAATAAAATCCCAAACCTGGATACGTCCACGCTGATAATGTTGGGGGTCATACTTCGTCACGGAAGAATTCTCTGTAGGCTGGGTTGTTTCGGATTTCTCTGAGCTGCTGGTCCCGTAGAAATCGTCCCACTGGTCCCGGTCGTAGCGATTGTTTGTCATACCAAAGTCGGATTCTAAATACTCCTTGATAGATACGTAGTCTGCTGTTGATAAATTGTTCACTTATCTTTAGCTTAAGATAGTACGGAAGGTTAGGTTCAAGGATATAGATGATGGCCACCAGTAAGCCAAGGTCTATTCCAATAAAGGTGGTGTCCATAGGATTGGTTCCTTCGTTGTTGAGTTGTATTCTCCAGGTCGAAGGATACGTGCCAGTCTCGCATTACGGAGGGCGTCTTCTTCGGTCTGCCCTGCCTTGACATAGGAAGCAACAATAGCATCCCAAGGGTTGTCCCCTGCTGCGTCAAGGATCTTCTTTGCTCCAACACCACCGATACCCGGAACACCTTTGTACCCATCCACGGGGTCACCCGTAAGACATTGGGTCCAGAACCAATAGTCAGCTTCCTCAGGAGTTACATCAAATTCCTTATCACCATTAAACAGGCGACAGGAGATCTGTTTCATATCCTTATCAGGAGAGACAAGGATAAACTCACGAGGATCAAGATGACACTCCAAACCAAGAGCATCATCAGCTTCAATGTTCTTGTAGCGAACTACCTTATAATGTTTAGAGCACCAGTCTAGGAGTCTCCGGTAGCCCACAGGTTTCCTTTTAGTGCGTTTTCCCTTGTAGTCGGAACATACAGTCTTACGGAAGTTGTTGGTGTCTGAGAAGTAGAGCGTGACCCAATCGGTGTCGAACCGTGATCGGAGGTTGTTGAGTTCCCCTTCAAAGATGTCGAGGACAACTCGGAAGTTACTGGCAATCGTAATGAGGTCATCTCCCCACTCAAGTTCAGTTTCAGCCGATTGACAAGCGCGGTAAGCAAAAAAATCCGCATCACACCTCAGCTCTAGTTTGTTTAAGGATCGCTTGGGTTGTTTGTTTGGCATGTTGCAAGTAGTGGACAGCAGCAGATAATTTATCAATATTGTCGCTAAAGAATCCTAAACCTCGATTGCAATTTGTACATAACAATCCTCGGACTTGATTGTCGGTATGATCGTGGTCAACATGAGCTCTTTGGCCATGACCAGAAAATACTGTAGTTTTACAAATAAAGCATTGTTGGTTTTGACTGGCAAGAAGTACGTTGTATTCTGATTCGGAAATGTTGTAAAGACTTTTTAATGACTTTTTTCTCCAGTAACCAGACACTTGCCTTTTAGCATCTATCTCTTTACGACACTCTTTGCATTGTGTTTGCCTTCCATCAGGGCGTTTCTTGTGTAAATGAAATTCATCAATAGACTTAATTACATTACATTTATTACATAGTTTAGTGCACTTCCGCCCAGTTGTTTCCATGTTTAGCTTCTGAGTTGAGAGGAACTTTGAGTTTGTAGTAATGTCCAGCATCTTGTATGCTCCATTCAAGAATACCTTTCACAGTATCGACATGAGCAGGAACAACGGCAAGATTCCATTCGTCGTGAATGTAAGAAAGCCATTGGTAATCAACTCCATACTGAAGACCAGCTTCTGTAATCATGTTGCTAGCTATGACTCCCCAACGTTTAGTTACAATCGCTCCAGCACTTTGAAGGAGGTAGTTAAGGGCAGCGTGTTTCTTCCCTTGGAGAAGGATAGGTCTTCCATCAAGACCACGAAGAACATCAGAGGCTGACTTTTTATTGACCATGTTAAGAAGATCTTCAAGACCAGGAATTGCTTCAAGGAACTTTTGTCGGATCTCTTTTCCTAAGACGACTGCCTTCTTGTCATCTAGGGACTTGTCCAGGGACACACCGATCTTCTTGTCGGAGGCTCCGTAAATGAATGCGTAAGTTAGGGTCTTAACATCCTTGCGTGAACAGCCAACTCGGTCAGCATTCTGTTGATGGATGTCCCCATTGACAACAACATCAGCAAAAGCACCTCCATCAAAATAAGAGAGATAATGCCCAAGCATCCTAAGCTCCAAGCCAGAAGCATCCGCACCCACCTGAGCCATCCCTTTACCAGGAAGAAACAGCTTACGGCAGCGTGGATCACTACTCGTTTGGCCGAGGTTCGGACGTGAGTGTGCATTACGACCTGTGTTGGTTGCGAGTTGACATACATGGTGGATGCGTCCCTCCTTGGTGACTACCTTAAGCCAAGCATTAGCGCCATCAGACAGTTGTCCAAGGGCCTTTTGTAGTTCAAGGATACGGGCAAAGATCTTAGCCTCTTCCGTATCAATGCCCATCAATACGCCTTCATCAATCTTAGGGCGGCCACTGTCGGTAAATACCTCTGGTTGCCATCCCCTCCACGTCATGAAGGCCCACCCAATGTGATCACGGCTTGTTGGATTGAACTCCTTAAGCTTTGTGAATGGGGCATCCTTTATGTAACCCCGTGTTTGGTTAGGGCGTTTGGGTGTCATCTGTCCCCCGTCAACATACGGAAAGGTTTCCCGCATCTTGTCTGCTAGTTGATCCATCTCTGTTCGGAGAGTGGCCTCTAACTTTTGAGCAGCAACAACATCAAAGGGCCAGCCAGATACTTCCTGCTTAGCCATAATTGTGGCCAAGTCATGTTCCAACCCAATCGAGTCAGCATACCGGGCAAGACGATCCTTCTGCCCCATCAATTGAAAGAGGGAATCACAAACGTGAACATCCTGCTCACAGTAATCCTCCATTTCCTGGGACCAGTCAGCCCAGTCCGTAGTCTTACTAAACTCACCTTTGTAATCACCAAGACGATAGCCCCACGCTTCCAGGGAATGTCTACCAAATAGTTTGGGTGGCATCCCAATGGGTTTCTTACGAAAGTCCCTAGAAAGAATGTCCGGGTAGAACATTCGGCTAAGGATCAGAGTATCGAATAAGGTGGCTTTGGTTTGGAAGAACGGGTATATTTGCTGGATAACCGGTATGTCAAAGCCAACAATATTATGGCCGATGAGAACATCAGCCTCTTGGAGAAGGGTAATACCATTGGTTACAGAATTAGCGGAGCCAGTGTCATTAAAGCGAAATACCTGTCCACTGTCAATGTCCTTGGCGACAACGCAATGGATGTGATCTAACCCCTGACGGGGTAGGCCGTTGGTTTCAATGTCGAATAGGAGTCGCATTAGGACCAATTGCCGGGTTCTTCCCGGTCGAGAAGTTCTTGTGTCTTGGCGGAAGGTGTGCCGCATTCTTCGCAGAACCAGCCACCAGGAATCATTTCACTGTAAAGAAACTTGATCGATCCGCACGTGATACAAACCTCATCAGAATCCACATTCATAGTCATCGTCATTGTTTTTGTTGGTGGGCTTGAAAGCAGTGGTGAGGTCTTCAGTCATTCTACCAGTAGATCCATTAAAAGCAATGGTTCCAGCCTGTCCAGTTTGACCGTTAAACCGGTTCTTAAGTACTCGGATGTTGGCCATGTTGTCCCCGGCAGAGAGGTTCCTCTCAAGGGCAATCACCATGTCAGAAAGTTGCACGATGCTGTGGGACCCCCGTAGCTGCCCAAGGCTGACCTGTTGGCCATCCTCGTGCCCTTTGTCGCCTTGTGGACGCTTTAGGTGGCTGATCAGGAGCATTCCAATGCCAGTCTCCTCCACAAAGGAACGGAGCTTAGTCATGGTCACATCAATGAGCTTACGTTCGTCATGGCTCTCATTACCGGACATAAGAATAGATAGGTGGTCCAGAATAATCCAACCAACCTCCTTGGCAAGGGCCATAAAACGACAATCGCTAAGAATGCTGTCAGGATCCACAGACCCAAAGCCATCACGTAGATATACTGAGCCGGTGCCAAGAGAAGCATCAAAAGCCCTTTTAAGATCTTCCTCAGGCAGCTCATTGTTTAGATGAAGGGGTTTGTTTGCCTTAACGGACATAAGCCGTAGCGCAGTACGTTGAAGACTTTCCTCAAGGGCAATGTAACCAACCTTCTCGCCTTGATCGACAAGCGATTGAGCTATCTCACCACAGAAGGTACTCTTCCCCACGCCGGATCCAGCTGTGATCGTGACCAATTCGCCTCTCCTAAGACCGCTAGTGATACTGTCAAGAGCAGAGTAGGGCCAATTAGCATCCCGACCATGAAGAGGCCGAGTTGCGAGGGTGAATAGATCTCGTCCGTCAATAACGGTTCTGGGGGAATAGGGCTTCTTATTCCACAGGATGGCGGAGGTGATTGCTTCGTAGTCTTTGGCAATAAGGGCTTCATTAGCATCCTTGTAGGAATCTAACCTCGCAATGAATAGTCGATCATGAGGGAACAAACTTGCACAGTCTTGTGCTGCTTGCTGTCCAGCATCATCATTATCAAAGAAGAGGATGATTGATTCAAACCCCATGAGCCACTTCAATTGATGTTGAAGAGACTTCTTTGCCCCTGCTGCTCCATTAGGGAGACTCACAACGGGCCAGGTGGATCGCAACTGGAACACGCTAAGGCAATCCAGTTCCCCTTCGGTGATGACTAATTCCTTGCCACGTCCCCATAGTTGTTGACCAAAGAGGGTGTGATCTTCGTTCTTTCCTGTCCATCGAAAGTCCTTCTCTTGGTCCCTACTCTTAAAGGCGATTAACTGGCCAGCCTGTGAGTAATATGGGAACCGAAGAGTCTTGGAATCGTGGTCATAGCGAACGTTGAACTTCTTTAAGGTATCTTCCCTTAGGTTTCTACCCTTGAGAGGAACATAGTCCCCAGTAAAGTTCATGAGAGAGGTGCGGGTTGTAATGATAGGTGGTGATGTGTCGTCCCCATGTTCATAGTAGCGACAAGAAAAGCAATGCCCGTGTCCGTCAGTATAACGAGCAAGGGCATCACTACTACCACAACTAGGACAGGGTTCGTGCCTAAGAAACTCGCTCTCGGAGTGCATGTCGAACCGATTCAGCAGCATTGGTCATTGAGGCATGATAAGCCATCCAATCTTCAAGCTCATCAATAATCAACTTGGCAATGTCATCAGGAGTAATCTCCTTTGTATGAACATAATCCAAACATTCAACAAGAGTGTCAGCAAAGTGCCCACCAAGTTGCTTGAGGATTTGTTCTTTAGTTGCCGTTGCAGTCAGGATCATTGAACCAATCAAGTGGAATAGCGTGGAAGGGTGCCCACAAGAAACCATTCTTCTCTGCCCACATTGCGTAGGTAGTCTTACTGGTCTTTGTGAGGGTGTTTAGGGGTTGCTGGAAGACAAGTCGAATATCAAGATGGGAATGTTGCTTCTTTACGGCAAGCATCTTCCTCCGATCTTCTGGTTTGAAATAACCCTTGGCTTCCAGGATAACCCCATTGGGCAAGATAAAGTCCGGCGTGTATACGGCAGACAACGTGTAGTTGAGCTTTAGAGTTTCATATTCAAACTGGTGCCCATTCAGTTCGAACCACCGAGCCAACCTTTCTTCAAGACGGCTACGGTATTGTGTCATCTATTCAAAACGGCACGTCGTCTTCATCATAGCCAACAGGCCCTTCGCCTGGATCTTCGTTAGGTTCAAAGCTAGGACTACCAGCCTTAAACCCATTTGTTTTGCCAAACAGAAGCGCCACGCTATCCTCATCAAGGCCACCGCTATCAGAACCTCCACCGCTAACCAGCTTGAGAACCTGTGCGCCACGCACCTTGAGGGAACAACCCACCTTTGCTCCGAACACATAGGGCTTCAGATCAACGATGAGCTTAACGACAGTGCCCTTCCAGATTTGGGTGTCCATATCAATAGGAACCCCATCTGTATCCACCCAAGGGAACATCGGGCTGCTGCTGTCACCACCATAAGACACCTTAACCATTCCCTCTTCATCCCACTTAGGAAGTTCAGCAGAGAATCGCTTGCCTGCCATCTTGTTCTTGCCCCACTCCAGGGCTTGTTCATAGACAGCATCAAACTTAGGAATCTCTTCCTCAGGAATACGGAACCCAATGGTACAGTTATTAAATTTACCAGAAGGAACAAGAGCGTTGATGTACCCTTCAAGGGTGGTGGTGATAATAAAACGTGAATCAGACATTGTTGGTGATTTGTTCGTGGGTAGCGAAAAGAGAAAGATGATCAATCAAGTTGTCATCTAACAAGAGGTCAGCCTTAGTGGCCAAGTACTGAACGTACTCAGGTGTCCACCTAAGACCATACTCAATGTTGAACTGTTCAGCCAACTCCAACGCATAAGCATCAGAGGGGATGATAAAGTCCATCAACATAGACTCGGTATCAGTCATCGGTCAAGATGCCTTCGATGTTGCCATAGGTTTCATCGTAAGCCTCAAGACATTCCATTGCGTTGCTGCCAGACATTGCATCACAAAGAAAGGCACACTCAGCAAAGGTACGACACAGGAACTCAATAAAGGTTTCAGTAATGAAATCCTCATCTTGATCATCCTGTTGAGCCCTCCACTCTTCTTCGTAGTTCTCTACTACGGAAACGTGGATGCCCAGCCGTTCAGCGATGTCAGTGATCGAATAATCCATCAGCAAAAGAAGTAGGAGGATTGTTGGACATCGTTGATGTCAAGGGTATTCAACATGACGCTCTCGTCAAAGTCAACCCCCAATTGTGTGGACCAATCCTTAAGAACTGGTTGGGAGTAGATCTCGACGAACTTGTCCCTGATCGCACTGCCCATGTCATCCATGTCACAGGAACGACCCAGCACACAGTCATGTATCACTGTAAATGGGGCATCCCATTCCGCAAATACAAGGTGAAGCAGGGCCGCATCAAGGCTGTGGATCAGGTTTGGACTTGCTGCTGTCTTGGCCTTTTGTAGGTCAATCTGTCGTTCTTCCCAATCCTTTAATAAGTGAGCCGAAATTTGCTCACCTAATAATTTGGTGCGAACTCTTTCTGCCTCATTACGTCGATACTCTTGAATAACAGTAAATCCAGAAGGAGTGACCCATTCAAGTGTTGTTGCCCCTGATTTGATGCGTTCCTCAGCAACCTTCTGGATAAACTCCATAGATCGACAAGGACCATCAAATACTTTCCTCACACCATAACGGTAGATAGCCTTGACTATCTTTTGTAACTCACCCTTCTCAAGTTCAATACCCTTGAGTTCCTGACGAATGTAATCCCTTGCACTGTTTTCCGTCACCCCGTAAGGCGTTGTCATAACAGTTCGCTTGGTTACTTTTCTGGTGATGTGATCGTGAAGATGCTCAGGAAGAATCTCCTTTGCCTTCTCCGCAACAATCTTATACCCGTCAGAGGGTTTGTCAGTGGGAACAACATTAACCATTTCAGCAGCAGTCCTATCCAATGCCAATGCTGACAAATGTTGAAGACCAGAACACGTAGCATCAACAGACACAGGAAGACCAGATGTCTTCTTAGTTCCCTTGATCACACATTGATCATACTCCAACACAGCAGCAATAAAACACCAAGGTTCTTCTACTGATGACCACTCAGGAATTGTTCCCTCAGGATCATTAGCAATATAACTCAAGAAATCATGGTTCTTAACGACCCAATCAATTCTCTCATTCATTGGTGCTTTATCCAGTCCATAAGTAGTAGCAACCTGAAAGGCTAACCACCACTCATTAACTGGTCCTTCCTCTTGGAAATAAATAAGACTCTTATCAAAGTCTGTTCCTTGAGGACTAAGGCTAGTTGGTATTGGATATACTCTTCCCCTAAAGTCAAACGACCAGGGAATCCAGAAGGTGTCTCCTTTATATTTGTTAGCAACATAAAGGGCTTCAGTTGTCCGGTAATTCTTCTGTGCCAGAGCTGAGTTCTGATCTTCAATCTCAGTTCTCATTCTCCGATAGGCAAGCTTATCCTCTTCCGAGGCACTTTCCCATGGCTCTGGCTTTGGCGGTGGAGGTGTTGGTTCCTCCGCTCGGAACTTACCCACAGTGATGCGGTGTTCCATACAGAAGTTGGCCAGCTCAAGAACCCTGTCGTTGATTCGATAGGGGACCTTCTGGAGCAGGTTCAGCATGACAAGCGCCTTGCTGTCCTGTAATAGTAGCCACCTTCTTGGAATCCTAGTCCTGATCAGCCTTGTCAGCTTTCTAAGGTCGTTGGTCAGGTAGCCACCCTTGAACTCCTCCGTCCAGTCGTTCGGCTCGCACAACATGGGCCACATACACCCAGCAAACGCCTCAGCCTGCGCTAGGAGCGCCTCCTTGGCCCTTAAAAACTCGGGCTGGTATACGAGGAAGGTCGGGCTGTCCGAAGGACCCTTAAAGACCGTTCTAGTGGTTACCCACCCAGTAGCCTTTGCAAGGCGGTTAAGTAACCATGCTCCAACAAGGTGCCTAACGCTGGTGGGCCACCGTAATGGCTCAACATCATTGCGCCTCATCACCGCCCGGTAACGCTGTACTTTGTAGGAATAACCTTTGTGATCGTGGATGTGTAGCCGTGCCCTGTTAAATAACTCAGGGTGCTTACCACAAAATTGATCCAACATCACTTGATGGTAGACCAACGTTCCAATATGGGTGGTAGCTGCTTGATAGGTCAGGTGTTCAAGTCTCCTAACCCCAAGAATATCAATAACCCCCTTTGCCGTAATCAGAGCCAACACAGCCGGATCACAACCCTTAAGGGGCAAGACAGCCTGAGCCTTCTCCTGAACCCACCCCTGACTCACACGGTGGAGCTTGCTGCTGATCTCATTAGTAATAAGTTCAAGCCCCTTGTTAATAAAAGCAGACCCATAGACCGTGGAGCTGGCATATTGCCTCTCCTCAGCCATCCTGGTCCGTTCCCTTAGCCTTTTAATGGCCTCACTCCTTGCGTCAAGTTCTCGCTGTAATTGTCGGGCGAGTTGCTCTGTTGTTGCCATAAATGATCAGGATTCCGTTAATGGTTGCTGTTTAATTAGACCCCTAGCATTACGAATAATCATAATCCTAGACACAACTTTAACTAATTCCTGAGTACTCTCAGCTTCCTCCTCAGCACCATCCAAACCTAGCTGTGCTAAGAGTAACTCCTCAGGGTGTACATCAGGAAGCTTAGTTACTTCCCCGGTCTCTATGTCCTGTTCGTGTGTTGCTAACACATCCCCGTGAGCCTCTAACCGAGACCCAAGATCAATTAACCTATCCAGACTACAATGCAACAACTCATATAGTTGGGCCTCATAATCATCCGGAGTATACGATTTCCAAGCCATTGATTTGTGGATAACGTGATGCCTTGTTAAAGGCTTGATAAGCAAGAACAGTAGCCAGCCCCTTCTTGTTGAGGTAACTGTATTGGCGAATGTTGTTTCTCTTGGCTAACTTACGAAGTTGCCGCCAAGTAAGAACATCCGATAGATGCCCCGCTAATTCTTCTGGGTTTGGGAGATGCTGTCTGCTGGTGAGGCGCAAAGCGGATTCGAAGTCCATTCAGGTTCCAAATGAAGGGATAGGTTGTGAACTGATTGGGTTGGGTTGAGTTCCATTATGGTCATGATTGCGGATGCTTTTGTGTGACCCAACACACACCCAGTAGTCCCATCCGAAAACCAATAAGAATAAGGCTTAGTCATCGTCTCCTTTGTGCTGGTAACCTAAAGCAATACTCTAGGTGTGCTTCCTGAATCTTATTACGGATGTGAATAACCCTAGGCTCAGATGTCATAGCAGCAACCCTAAAGATTTGTACAACTAACATACGTTGCATCTCATCTAAAGCATCACTGCCATACTGTCGGATTGTGTCAATAACTCTCTTTAACTCTGGTGGATAAGACCCCCAGTCAGGTTCTCTTGTGGAGTTGGTCATTTATGGTTCGTATTTAAGTATAGAATTGTAATAAGGTCGATTCAAATAAGACACACGTTGTGGGCTAGGTGGTTTTGGATTCTCAAGGGACTTTAATAACTCAAGGGCTAGTTCTGTCTCGCCACGTTTAATCGCAGCTCTGACCT